TTTCAGCACAGATACGATTGATATTCTCTGCGAATGTCATAGTGATTCCTCCTCTGCAAAAAAATAAATTCGTAAAAACCGAATTTTCCTATTGACAATTCGCATAATAAGAATTAGAATAAGAACATGAAGTTCGGAAAATGCGAATTGGCAATAAGAAAGCGACCTCTCGAAAATGGCAGTTTTCGGGAAGTTATAGTTATTGATGGTCTTATAAGAATAATAACAATAATTCGCCTATTTGTCAATGGCAATTCTGATTTCAAGAATTTATATCGTGAAGGAGGTAAGAGATTCGTGGACATTAAAGAGAGAATGGCAAATGTGGGAATGACACAGGTAGACATGATACTGGAATTGCAGAAGCGAGGTTATGCAGTTCAGCCGCCTATGATGTCAAGTATTCTCCGAGGGGTTTATACCTATCCCAAGGCAAAGCAGATTCTCGCTGTTTGCAAGGAAATTCTCAAGGAACGTGAGAATGAATGAGCCTGTCAGAAGTACAGGTGAATGACCTCGCAAGACCCTTAGTGGGTATCATCACAAAGTTTTACGCAGACCCTAAGAATGAGGAGGATTTTCAGAAATGGCTACGCAATGTAGAGGAACGAAAACAAAAAGAATCAACAGATATAAGCTCGCTGTGATTCAAGCATATATTATCATCGGTACGCTGGTACTGATTGGCTTTATCGGTGGTCTTGTCGTAGGACGAGCTACCGCTCCGAAGAAACAAGTTACCGTAACGGAGACGGTTGAAGTTCCTTCCTACGAAGCCGATTCCCTCCCGGTTGCCGAAGAAGTTACATATTTCGATGTACCACTTTCACACAGCTTGCAGAGATACATCTACGAGGTGTGTACAGACGAAAATGTTCCAGTGTCACTCATTATCGCAATGATAGACCAAGAGAGCAAGTTCAACCCGGAAGTGGTTAGTAAGACCGGGGATTACGGTCTCATGCAGATTAACACCATCAATCACGAATGGCTGGCAGAGGAATACAGAACAGCGGATATGCTCGACCCATATCAGAATGTTTTCTGTGGAATCAAGGTCATTGGTTCGTACATTCAGAACTACAATGACTACGGTTTAGCTCTGATGGCATACAACATGGGTGACTACGGTGCTAAGAAAGCATGGGAAAACGGTATCAAATCCACCTCATACAGTGAGAGCGTTCTTGCTCTCATGCAAAAGTATGAACAGGAGGTGAATGTAAATGCCACAAATGCTGACGCTAAGTAACGGCAGACCCGAAACAATCCTATCCCCGAAGGATTTTGAGGATTTGATTGATAAGCACATGGGTATGGACTGTGCGAATTACTATCAGAATCAGATAGAACAGCTTTCAGAACTCATTCGAGACCTTGACAGTTATGTGGACGATAAAGACGTTCACTCGACCGTCAAGGAGGTGCTGAAAGAACATGGCTACTAACCGAAAAATCGGTAACAGTTTTGAGACCGAGTTCTGTGAGCTACTGTTTCAACATGGGTTTTGGTGTCACAACATGGCTCAAAACGCCGCCGGACAACCAGCAGATGTTATCGCTGTTAAAGGCAAAACGGCGTACCTCATTGACTGTAAGGTGTGTTCAAACAACCGATTCCCTCTCTCGAGAGTGGAAGAAAATCAGCACTTTGCTATGGAAACATGGAAAGCCTGTGGAAATGGAGAGGGCTGGTTCGCACTCAAGGTTGAAGACGAAATCATTATGATTCCTCACTTTTCAATGGTGGCTCTCTCCTATGAGAAGTCAGCTCTAAATCTGACAGACATTCGAGAGTATGGAACGCCACTGGAAAGGTGGTTGAAGAAATGCTGATTGAAGTCTCAAACACACTGACGGTCGAGAACCCTACCCCGGAAATGGTGCTGTGGTGTAAGAGAAATCTCACCATACCTAACCCGGACTATGCGAAAAAATCTCGCATGAACTTATGGCTCGGAAACACGCCGAAAGTCCTGTCACTCTATGAGACCAGAGGAACAACGCTGGTGCTTCCGTTCGGAACACTCCGGCTACTCCCGAAGGACATATCCGATAAGGCACTATTCTTGAGCGAATTTGCCGCCCCTGTGGAGGTAAATTATAACGCCGATGTTCCACTCTATGACTACCAAGAAACCGCCGTACAAGCGATGGTAGTCGCCCGGTATGGGATATTACAGAGTGCCGCCGGAAGCGGTAAAACGCAGATGGGTATTGCCCTCGCCGCAAGGCTGGGACGGCGTACATTATGGCTCTGCCATACACTCGACCTTATTAAACAGAGTAAGGAACGAGCCAAGCTCTATATGAGCGAAGACCTCATGGGTACTATCACGGAAGGAAAAGTCAATCTCGGTGAGGGAATCACCTTCGCCACGATTCAGACCATGTGCAAGCTCGACCTCGCACAGTACCGGGACTACTGGGATTGCATAATCACAGACGAGGTACACAGGGTCAGCGGCAGTCCTACCGCCGTGACACAGTATCAAAAAGTGCTGAACAGTTTATCGGCACGACACAAATACGGTCTGTCAGCAACGGTACACAGGTCAGATGGAATGATTAAAGCTACCTACGCCCTCGTTGGTGAGGTCGCTTACAAAGTCCCAGACGAAGCTGTGGCTGACAAGATTATGAAAGTGGGTATCTACCCTGTGGGTACAGGGGTGCAGATAAGCCGAGAAGCCCTTAACACGGACGGAACGCTGAACTACACCAAGCTCATTACCTATCTTACCGAAAACGCCGCCCGGAATCAGCTCATTGCAGATTCCATTGAGCAGAGACCTTCTCTGATTCTGTCGGACAGGCTGAATCACCTTGAAACATTGATAAGTTTTCTCCCGGTTGATATGCAGAAGGACGCTGTGATGATAAGCGGCAAAATGACAACTAAAAAGGGCAAGGCTGAACGAGAACAGGCTCTTGAGGACATGAGGAGTGGCAAGAAGAAATACCTCTTTGCTACATACTCACTGGCGAAGGAAGGGCTGGACGTACCACGGTTGGAGCGTCTGTACCTCACCACCCCACAGAAGGACTACGCTGTGGTGACACAGAGTATCGGGCGTATCGCTCGTACCTTCGATGGAAAGTCAGACCCTATCGCCTACGATTTCGTGGACGATATAGCTTACCTCGTGAAGTCCTATAAGAAGCGATGTACGACCTATCGAAAGAACGGTTGTTACTTCGTAAAGGAAGGAGGGACAAGCCCATGCGATTGATTTCTTATGACTGTGAGGTCTTCGCCTATGACTGGCTCGTAACCCTCAAGGATAAGGAAACAGGCGTTTACACCTGTATTTGGAACGACAACGAAGCTCTGAAAATGGCATTGTCCGATGATTGTATCTATGTCGGTTTCAACTCGAAACACTACGACCAGTACATCATCAAAGCGATTGCCGCCGGGTTTGCCCCGGAGGAAATTAAAAAGGTCAACGATTTCATTATTGCCGGAGGGCAAGGCTGGCAGTGTCCGCTTCTCGATGGTATCTACTTCCGTTTCAGTAATGTGGATATTCGAGACGATACGCAACAGGGATTATCCCTTAAAGCCATTGAAGGACACCTCGGTATGTCGGTTAAAGAATCCAGCGTACCGTTTGACATTGACCGTCCTCTAACCCCGGAGGAAAAAGCCGAGACGGAGTTCTACTGTAAACATGACGTTGATACCGCCGAGAGACTGATTGACATTCGTAAAGACTACTTGAAGAACAAAATCAACCTCGGTCGGCTGGCTGGTCTTGATGAAGTCAAGGCAATGGGTATGACGAACGCCAAACTGACTGCGGCAATGCTGAAAGCAACCAAGAAGCCACACGATGATGAACGTAAATATGTCTACCCGGACAATCTGCGAAAAGAGTACATACCACCCGAGGTTTTCGCTTTTTTCGATAGAATGTATGACCTTTCCATTTCGGACAGTGAGCTTTTCAAAGGCAAGTTCAATCTGAACATCGGTGAGTGTCCTGTGACACTCGGGTATGGCGGTATTCATGGTGCAATCCCAAACTTCTTTTGGGAGGAAACCGAGGATAGAGGAATTTGGAATGAGGACGTAGGAAGCTACTACCCACACCTCTGTACCATAAATGGGTACACAAGCAGAAACATTCCGTCTCCGCAGATTTACGAAGACATTCTTGACCGCCGAATGAAAGCGAAAGCCGCTGGCGATAAGCATACGGCGAACGCTCTGAAACTGGTTTGCAACACCACCTACGGTTGCTTGCTGAATCAGTACAACGACCTCTACGACCCCCTCATGGGTAGGTCGGTCTGCATTTCCGGGCAGTTATATCTACTGGAACTTGCAGAGCATTGTTACCAAGAGATTGAAGGACTGCGAATTGTCCAGCTCAACACGGACGGTATCATGGTCGAGTGCGATAAGAAGGACTACGACACACTGACCGCTATCTGTGCTGAATGGCAGTCTCGTACAGGCTTTGACCTCGAGGAAGATACCGTTGTCAAGATAGCGCAGAAAGACGTAAACAACTACGTTGAGGTTCAGCCGGGCGGCAAAGCAAAAGCCAAAGGCGGCTATCTCGTGAAGGGTATCGCTCCGGCTGGTGCTTTCAATATCAATAACTCCTGTGTGATTGTGGCTACCGCCCTCAAGGAGTTCTTTGTAAACGGAACACCTGTCGAAGACACCATCAATAGTTGCGATGATATTTTCCAGTTTCAGATTATCGCCAAAGCTGGGGCGAAGTACCGGGAAGCCTATCATGTGGTGGACGGTGAAAAGCAGTCCGTTCAGAAGGTGAACCGAGTGTACGCCACAGCGGACGAGAGATACGGAAAAATCTTCAAGGTGAAAGCCGAGGACGATTCCGAAGCGAAAATAGATTCTCTCCCGGAACACTGTATCATCGACAACGATAACGAGCTGTCCATTGACGAGGTAGACAGAAGCTTCTACATCGCAATGGCGAAAAAGCGAGTTGACGATTTCAAGGGTATCAAACCCGAAAAAACTAAAAAGCCAAGGAGGACAAAGAAAATGGCAACTACTACCAAGACCACAAATGTATATCAGAAGCTCCTTACTGCAAGGGCAAAGTTCCTTGAAGCGAACGTGGAGAAGACAGGAAAGAATATGCACCTGTCCTTCAAATACTTCGAGCTTGAGGACATTGTACCGACCGCTATCCGCATTTTCAATGAGGTTGGTCTTATCCCTGTGGTGAACTTCACCGCTGATGTTGCAACCATGAACATCATCAACACCGACAACCCGGAGGAATCCGTACCGTTCGTTGCTCCGTTCAATCAGATTGCTCCTATCGTGAGCAACGCTGGCAAACAGGCTACAAACGAAATGCAAGCTCTCGGTTCTTCCATCACCTATATGCGCCGTTACCTGTATATGATTGCGCTGGACATTTGCGAGAGCGATTCCATTGACGCAAATCTCGGCAATGGCGAGACTGCTTCCGCTCCGGCGGCAGAGAAGAAAGCCCCGGCTACTCCCGAGCAGAGACAGGAAGTGAAGGAGAATCTGACTGCTCCGGCTGACAATGCTTCTGCTTTACAGATTAAGGGTCTGAAAGCTGTTCTCAAGAAGCTCAAGGACGCTGACCCGAGCAAGGAGGAACTGATTGCGAACATCGCAGTACAGACCAAGGGATTCACGGAGATTTCCAAGTCCGATTGCGAGACGCTGATTCAGAAGATTACCGCAATGCTGGAAGGAGGGGCTAAGTAATGGCAGACATTAAGTGGCTCGAGGGCAATCGTATTCAGATTGCCCCTCCCAAGAGAACCAAGAAAATCACAGGTACTCGCTTCGCTACTATCCTCGGTCTGAATCCGTGGAGTACCGCATTTGAAATGTGGTGTGCGATTACCAAGACCTATGAGAAGCCCTTCGAGGACACTATCTACACGGTTGCTGGTAAGACCATCGAGCCGAAACAGGCTCGCTACATGGAGCAGTCCTACGGTATGGACATTGTTCGCCCTTCCGATGTGTGGGGTGAGGACTACTTCAATAAGACATGGGGAGATTTCTTCCCGGAGAGCAAACACCTCGGCGGTATGTGGGACTATCTGATGAAGGGTGAAGACGGCAAGACCATCGAAGCTGTTCTCGAAATGAAGACCACCAAACGTGCGGAGGACTGGCAGAACGATGTTCCCGAGTATTACGCATTACAGGCGGCATTATACGCTTACCTGTACGGTGTGGACGATGTGATTATGGTCGCTTCCTTCCTTGACGAGAAGGACTACAAAGACCCGGCGGCGTATCAGCCGACCGCAAGCAACACCATCACTGTTGAGTTCAAGGTCTCCGAGCGTTACCCGGACTTCGCAGACAAGGTAGCCGCCGTTGAGCAGTGGTGGGTTGATTATGTCGATACTGGTATCTCCCCGGAGTATGACGAGAAGAAGGACGCTGAAATCCTTGCGGCACTCCGCACCAACACCCTGTCTCCCGAGACTGACATTGAAGCTCTGATTGCAGAAGCCGAAGGTCTCAAGAAGGAGCTGGACAAGATTTCCGCTTCTACCGCAGACAAGGAGAAGCGTCTCAAGACCATCAATGACATTATCAAGGAACACGCTATGGGGCAGTTCCGTGATGGTGATAAGAAGGTCGAGGTCAAGGGTTCTACCTATGTGTGGACTATCTCTCGTTCCGAGACTACCAGCGTTGATAAGGACGCTCTGAAAGCTGACGGATTGCTGGATAAGTACAGCAAGAAATCTGAAACCTACCGTATGACGGTTAAATAAGGAGGACAAATTCATGGCAAACAGTAAGGAACTGATCGAACAGGTCATGGAACTGCATAAGAAGCAGACCGAGGAAATGAAAGCTCTCGAGGAACAGCATGAGGAAATGAAAGCTCTCAAGGTTGAGAAGTACGATGAAGTCGCTGTTGAGCTTCACAATATGTATGACAGCTACATTAAGGCTGGTTTCACCAAGGAACAGGCATGGAAGTTGACGGAAATCGTCTTCACCAACAGTACGAAAAAAGGAATTTTTTAAGGAGGACACTACAATGGCAAGAATCCCTATGACGAGCGGTTTTGTAATTATCCCGGAGGGGGAATATGTTTTCCGCATTTATGACGCAACCTATGACGAAGATTTCGGTCGTATCGAAATCAAGATGGTGAACGCGCAGGGCGCAACTCACACCGAGCGTTTCTCTATCAAGGATAAGAATGACGAGTACAACGAAAAGGCCCTGAACGCTTTCTCCTACTTCGCTAAGACGGCTATGAACGATTACACAATGGAGGACATTGACCCGGAACAGCTTATCAATCACTACATTCGTGCAGAGGTTGTTCATACCAAAGTTCCGAGCAACAAAGACCCGAACAAGGAAGTCACTTTCGCAAACCTCGGAGACAAATCTCCGGCAGATGGTTTCGACACCGAGCCTGTCGCTCGTGCGCTCACTCTCGGCAGTGGTAACAATGCCGCTCCGAAAGCCGCACCTAAGACACAGACCGCTTCCGCTCCGGCTAAGACTGGACTGGATATTGACGCACTGTTGGGTTAAGCAATCAGCCGGGAGGGGTAAGCTCCTCTCCCGGATTTTTAATAGGAGGTGTCGTATGGCAGATAATGTCAATCACCCGGCACATTATGAGACCGGGAAATTCGAGTGCATTGAAGTAATGCTCGAAACACAGGGCGTGGAAGCTACGAAGGACTTCTGTGTATGCAATGCTCTCAAGTACATCTACCGACACAGGAATAAGAACGGTGTCGAGGACATTAAGAAAGCTGATTGGTACTTGAAGAAGTATCTTGAATTGGCGAAATCACAGGAGGAAAAAGCATGACTATCAATGAGTATCAGACCGAAGCTCTCCGCACTGCGGCTGGCATGAACCACCCGAACAATGACGAGATTCTTCTCAACGGCGTTATGGGTCTCTGTGGTGAATCCGGCGAGTGTGTGGACATGGTTAAGAAGTACCGCTTCCAAGGTCACGAGCTGGACAAAGCTCACCTCGCAAAAGAGCTGGGCGATGTGGCGTGGTATCTCGCAGTTACCGCCCATGCTATCGGCTACGACCTCGAGACGGTGTTGCAGATGAACGTAGATAAGCTCCGCAACCGTTACCCGAATGGGTTCGAGAAAGAGCGCAGTCTTCATAGACAGGAGGGTGACGTATGACACTGGCAGAACGTATTGAGAAGTTCAATAACCTCATGGGTGACATTGTTCCCCCGGAGGTCAAGAAAGACCTGTTAGATAAGGGGTTCTTCACCGTTCCGGCAAGCACCAAGTATCACGGCAATTACGAGGGTGGTTTGTTCGACCATAGCTACATGGTAGCTCGCTACCTCAAGAAGCTCACCGAGGATTGCCGCCTTGACTGGCAGAACCCTCGCTCACCTCTGCTGGTTGGTATGTTCCACGACCTCTGTAAGATGGACAACTACCAGCACCCGGTCATTGCTGAAACTCTCGGCGGCGAGGAAATCAGAGACGATTCCAAGTGGGAATACGCTACGGACACCCTTCTAAAAGGCCATGGCGATAAGTCGGTTATGGTACTGGCACAGTATTTCAAGCTCACCGAGGAGGAAATCATGTGTATTCGCTATCACATGGGAGCTTTCTGCGATAAGTCCGAATGGAACGATTATACACGAGCAGTGCATAAATATACAAATGTTCTGTGGACACACCAAGCCGATATGCTCGCTTCCCATGTAGAGGGGGTGTGAGGTATGGTGGCAAGAATCCCGAATTTGGAGCTTCTGCTCTATAAGGCACAACAGGCTCTCGCCCATGACCCGGACTTCGTTCAGAAGATTGCCGAGATTAAGGAGAATGAGAGCTGCAAGAAAGTCTACCTCGATTTCAGCGTTGAGTGCTTCTCGCAGATTTGGGGTAGCACCTGTACCGGGTTCGATGTGACCGAAACTGGTGAGCCTGTTATGGCTGGTTCGGCTATGACAGAGGAATACACCACCATCGTACATGAGAAGACCACAGATACCTACTGTGTGTTCTTCGGAGACCGACCTTGCTACAAGGTGGATAACCCGAGCAACGAGTTTTACGAGGACATGATGAAGCGTCAGATGGCAAGCCTGTCTCGAGCCAAGAACCGCTATTAAGGAGGAATGAGCGATGATTAAATTTGAGAAACCCGAGGTATGGGGCTGGGAACACGCTATCCGAGGAATGAGAAATCCCCTCAATAGCTGGGAACGCTCCGACAGCTACCCGGCGGTTGACTGTGGCAAGTGTGGAATCATCGACCGAGAAGGTATCTGTCACCCGAAGGAGCATGACTGTACTCCGTATGAGTGCTATGCAATCGGTGACAATGATAAAGACCTTATGACCCGGCTCATTCGTGGCGGCGCACCTCACCGTAAGTTCCTCCGTCAGATTTTCGTATCGGTGGATATTACCGCTCCTCTCTATTGGTGGAAGGAGTTTGATACATACAAGGTCGGCACGACAGCTAATAGCTGTTCCACCATGCACAAGATACAGGCAAAGGAGTTCACCTTCGAGGACTTCTCCTGTGAGCATTTGGACGAGCCGAGCAAGGCGATTCTCGGTGTTGTGATTAACGAGCTTAACAACAATCGTGGCTGGTACAACGATTACAACAGGCTCGTAAGCGAGGGTGATTTCACCGATGTAGAGCGCAAGCAGTTTTGGTGGAATATGATTCAGCTTTTGCCCTCCTCTTTCAATCAGAAGCGAACGGTCACTATGACCTACGAAAACCTTCTGAATATGCTGGAATATCGCAGAGGTCACAAGCTGGACGAGTGGCGTATGTTCTGCGATTGGATTCTCACCCTCCCTTATGGTTCGCTCTTGAAGGAAGGTGTGGGTAATGAACAGAGCTGAACGGCGTAGGCAGAAGAAAGCCGGAATTAAGGTACAGAAAGAACCCACTCTGAATCTGAAAGTCAGTGATTTCGACCACATGGTCTCTCATGCGGAGAAGTCAGCCAAGGAAAGAGCGACAGCGGCGGCAATCCACGAAATCGACCAACAGATTCTTGAGCATGACGAAGCCTATTCTCTCGACATTGACGCAATGGTGCTGTGGACGCTTCATGTTTACCTCGGGTTCGGTAAGAAGCGTCTCGAGAGATTCTACCGGGATATGTTGAAGGAACACATTCACATGAGGGAGGTCTACGAAATGGACGATACCTACCCGGAACGCTACAAACTCAAGGAGCTTTGCAATGTCGATGTGGAAGCTCTGAATAATGAATTTAAGGAGGTTATACACAATGTATAAGTTGAAGAACGTCAACGGCGGAGTGAACGCTCTGCTCCGCACCGGGAAGGACTTCGTAAAGAACAACCTCTCCGTGTCTGCGGCACAGCATATCATTGATACTGGTAAGCTGGTGGAATCTGACAACCCGGACTACCCTATCTGTATTGATAACCAGTGGTATTTCGAGGGTGTCGAGGTCAAAAAGACAGCGAAGAAAGCCCAGTTGAGTTCCATGTATGGGGAAATGAAGGAGGGCAAGTAAATGAGCCGAACTTTCTACTCCGAGTATGTGAATCATTGTCTGCGATTCTATGCTCGACATGACAGACCGAAGTTCCACTCGGAAGCAGACAAGCATAACTGGGCGGCGTGTGACAGCGCACTCAAGTCGTTCTCCGATAATGACCGAGCAATGCTTCTGTATATCTATCATGAGGGCGATACCGTCCCGGACAATATCTATCAGTTGGCGAAGTCCAAAGGTATCTCACAGGACAGCATTTGGAAGCTCGTAAATGAGCTGGAAAGAAAGGTGGCAAAGCGGCGTGGTTTACTATGACAATATTCCCGAGGAATTAAAGAAACTCGACCAGTGGGTGTGTGCGAATGATGGAAGCAAAGTCCCCATGAAAGCATGGGAGAACGAAGCCGCTTCCTCCACCAACCCGGAAACATGGTCTGATTTCGAGACTGCTCTCGAATCGTACAACCAGCACTATTACGACTACTGTGGTTTCGTGTTTGCGGACAATGGGTATGTCGGGATTGATATTGACGAGGGGTACGATGAAGACGGTCTTATGAGCGTCCTCGGGGCTGATATTGTCGGTAAGTGCCACAGCTATACGGAGAAATCCCGGAGTGGGCGTGGATTCCATATCCTACTCCGTGGAACTCTCCCCTTCAAGGGAAAGAACAATCTTGCTGGCGTGGAGATTTACAAGGCGGCTCGCTACTTCATTATGACCGGGAACACCCTTCTCTACCGAGAAATCATCGAGAACCAAGAAGCGATTGATTATGTTGTGGAGAAATACTTCCCGGAAGCTCGAGAGACCTCCGATAAGGTGGTTGTTGGGCGAGACAAGATATACGCCCCGGTATGGGAAGAACCTGTCGTGAATGGGCGTGTAAAGCTCCGTCCAGTATATCCAAGAATCCCGGACGGAAGCCGCAATATCTGTCTCACCTCCCTCGCTGGTATGCTCCACAATCAAGGCTACTCCAAGTCACAGATTTACGAGGAGCTGTTGTACGCCAATACGGTTGCCTGTGACCCACCTCTCGACCGAAACGAGTTGCGAACTATCTGCAACAGCGTCACGAGGTACAAGCGATGAAGATTAAGTGCTGTAAGGACTGCGTTGCTCCGAAGCGACACCCCGGCTGTCACGGTGTATGTCCCGAGTACCTATACGAAAAGGCACTGTGGGAGGAAGAAAAGAAAGTCATTCGTGAGGAACATAGGCGATTCAGTGAACTATATGAGCAACGCTCCGAGGGTGTGCGAAAAGCATTAAAACACAGAAGACGATAACTTGCACAGAAAAGATAAAAATTTATCTTTTAGGTATTGACATTCAATCTTGTATGTGTTATCTTATAATCACAGCAAGACAAAAACTTATCCAATAAAGATTAAGGAGGATTTTATCATGGAAGTTATGAGAAACATGACTATTGACACTGAACTGTTTGAACTGGGAGACATTATCTCCTTCACACTCACCACCGGGGAGAAGGTTAAAGCGAAAGCCATTCGTGAGACCCCGAACGGTATGCTTTTCATTACTGTTGACTGTCTCAAGGACGAGCAGAAAATGTTCGAGAATCCCGGTAGAGCCGAGAAGGTTGACTACGAACATTCCGACCTTCGCAAGAAGCTGAACGGAGAAATCTTCGAGAGCTTCCCGGAGGAAATCAAGGGTCGTATGGTTGGTATGCGAGTAGGTCAGACGAACTGCTTTGATATGCTCCGTATTCCTACCGAGCGTGAAATCTTCGGAGCGAACACTTACGGTAAGGACGAGCCTGTATCTGTGAGACGCTTCTACGGCATGGAGAACCGCCGTGAGCGTATCGCTTTCCAAGGCTCGGAGACAGGTACATGGGAATGGTACTGGTTGCAGAACAAAATTGAGGATTCCGCTTCCGTTTTCGCCCTTGTCTACCTCGGCGGTCATGCGGGCTGCGACTTCGCTTCCAATTCTCTTGGCGTTCGCCCGGCTTTCTGTATATCTTAAATCTGCGCCCCCTTGTGGGGCGAGTTCAATAAAGAACGGAGGTGAATGTCGTGCAGACAAGATGTGAAAACTGTAAGAAAAGATGTGTCTGCCACGCTTGCCCTCTACATAATCAATGCCGCTACACTTTGAGGTGCAAATCCTCAAAGTGTTACTGCGGAAAATATAGGAGGTTATCAGAAAATGGAACAGAACAAAATCTGTCCTCTCCTCACGACTAACACTGTCGTAGACGAGAATAACACCGTGAAAATTGGCACACAGCCTGTTTTCTGCGTAACCGAGCAGTGTTCGTGGTGGTTGGAGGACAAACAGAAATGTGCAATCGCAGTTATGGGAGGTAAGAAATAATGGCATATTACATGAATAAGAGCGTCCCGGCGAAGCGAGGAGATATTTTCTACATTTCCAACTCCAAGTGCTACGCCACAGACCCGAGTAATACAGAGGGAAGACCAGCAATCGTTGTCTCCTCTGATAAATTGAATGAACACGCAGATGTTGTCGAGGTGGTCTATCTCACCACCAAGGAAAAGCGTCTCATGCCTACTCATGCAGAGGTGCTGTGCAAGATTCCTTCAACCGCTCTGTGTGAGACTATCTACACGGTCAATAAGGACAGGCTGGGCGATTTCGTCCGTACCTGTACCGATAAGGAAATGGAGGGTGTCAATGCTGGAATCCTCTGCTCACTCGGTATCGCTGCTCCTGTGGTCGATGGTGAGCCTGTTGACAACTCTGTAACGGTCGAGAGGAATCTTTACAAGCACCTCTACGAAGACCTTCTCAATAAGGTAATGGCGAGGTGATAAATAATGCAAGAGCTTTTCGAGACACGCAACGGTCGTGTCATTATGGACGAGGACTTATCCTCGAAGATGTATCTGATTAAGCAGTATCACCCCGAGAAAGCAGACGAGACCAGCTCCGGGTTTGAGTGGTCTGAAATGGGTATGGCAAACCTGTTTGGCTTGCTCTACTCTCACGAAGCTCGCTACTGCCCGGAACACAAGAGCTGGTACACCTATCACGAGGGAGCATGGCGCAAGGACGAGGGAGCAATTCTCGTGTCCGAGAAGATTAAAGATTTCGTCCGTCTGATGATTCTCTACTGCGGAGAAATCGAGGACGATGATACCCGAAAGTCCTACACCGGGTTCGTCAATAAGATGGGTGACAGGCGTATGCGAGATAGAATCCTCAAGGACGCAACAGGTGAGCTTCGTATCTCTGCTGTGCAGTTTGACGCAGACCCTTATCTCATTAACTGTCTCAATGGTACATACGACCTTCGAGACTTCTCCTTCCGGGAACATAGCTGGGACGATTTTCTCACCATGCAGACAGCATTTAGCCACACTATCTCCAAGACGGTTAAGTGTAAACGCTGGGAGAAGTTCATTAAAGAGGTCACACAGAATGACGAGGACAAGGCAGACTTCCTTCAAAGAGCTTTGGGCTATTCCATGCTGGGTATGAGCAATGAGGAATGTATGTTCATTCTTCATGGTAAGACCACTCGTAACGGTAAGTCTACTCTGCTCAATACCATTGAGACAATGCTCGGTGACTATGCCAAGGTTGCCCCGGTCGGTATGATTTGCCGAGGAGACCGTCAGAAGGACGCAGAAGCCGCCAGCCCTACCCTCGCCGGGTTGAAGGGCAAACGCTTCGTCACAATGTCCGAGAGCAACGAATACGGCAAGCTGGACGAGGAGAAAATCAAACAGCTTACAGGCGGCGAGGAAATCTCCGCTCGTGCGCTGTATCAGTCGGCAATCACATTCAAGCCGCAGTTCACCTTATGGCTTTCCTGTAACGACCTTCCGATGGTGACGGACAAGTCCCTGTTCGCTTCCGAGCGTATCAAGGTGGTAGAGTTCAATCGTCACTTCTCCCCGGAGGAACAGGATACCCACCTCAAGGACGAGCTATGTGAGCAGTCCAGCATGAGCGGCATTTTCATGTGGCTGGTGCGTGGGTATATCCACTACAAGGAACGTGGACTTGCTATGAGCGGCAGTCTGAAATCGGTTGTCACCAAGTACGAGCGTGATAACGACCTCGTGTTGCAGTTCCTCGAGAACCGCTGTGAGCGTGTCCCGGAGGACGGCGGCGCACCGACCATCATCAAGGCGAAAGACCTGTACAACGCTTTCAAGATTTGGGCGAAGTCCGAGGGTGCTTATATCCTGTCGGCTCGCAAGTTCAATTCTGAAATGGAGCGTCACCCGGAGTGGTTCGACAGGAAATCGACCTCGAGTGGCTATGCAACTTACTGTGGTTTGAAATTGAAGGAGGTGCTGTAATGAAACGTAAGCTCGGAGACATAGTAGTTACGATTTTTGGCTGGGCTGGTATGATTGACAAAATTTATGATTCCAAGAATGGGAAACAAAAATATCGTGTCATAGACGAAGACTGCCGCCCTCATATCGTTTCAGAAAATGCCATTGTAGTATAAGGAGGAATCGTAATGCAGTTAGCAGAAAAACAGGAGTTGGTACGGCTCTTGAACCTGTACCAAGCTGACCTTCTTATGGACAACGATAACAATATCCGGGAAGCCGCAAAGCACCCGGAGAAGAAATGGGAAGGTACTTACAAAACTGGTGTGAAAGCCCAGTACGAACACGCTCGGGTCATTGCCGCAAAACTGTCGGTGGAAATCGGCAAGTCGGTAAAATCCTACTACGAGCTGTAAAGGAGGACACTGTTATGGATATGGTTTGTAAATGCGGCGGCAAGGAGTTCTTCACAGAGGAACACGGTAATCAGACCGGGCTTTACTGCTCCGCTTGTGGTAAGTGGCAGAAATGGCTCAAAAAGGACGAGATTCGACTTTTCAATCACGGTATGATTCCTTCTCACGATGTTGCTATGCAGATTGAAGGTTTTCAGAACGCTTCTCTGCTGGAACGGCTCAAGGCTCGCATTGCCGAGAGCGCAATCAAGGTATCTACCGTCAAAGCTCCGCACACCTACATGAAAGCTGTCGGCACGAGGGAGCTTGAGAAGATTCTCGAGGAGGAGTTGGGAAATGAAGACACGAAATGACATACTCGCTGAATACGTCCGCAGTCGTTACCCCAAGATTGAGAAGACCTTAGACTTTGCCGTCTACTCTGCTGGTGTAGCTCTCAAAGAGTTCGGCAGATGTATCAAAGAAGCGTTCGGAGGTACTGGTAAGGAGGTAGACGATGTTTGCGATTCAGAACATTAAGACCGGGAAGTTTTTGTATGGCACAGACTACCGATACCGCCCTCCTCACCAGCGTACCAGCAACACGAAAATGCTTACTTACAGCTCAATCGCAGAAGCCGCACACGACTTTTGGGTTAAGAGGAAGTGCGGTAAAGATTACAGAATCGTTGTGCTGAAATCGGTTGAGGTTAAGCGAGTGATTGACTACTACGAGAGCAAAAACTTCATTTAACACAAAGCGGATAAGTATTTATCAAAAACGACATTTACCAAACTATCTGAAAAGGATTGAAAAACAATCTTTTCATAAGAACGAGTTATTCTTATTATTACAGTAGTTAAAGTAGCTGTTCTCAAGGTATTGCGTGTAACTTCCTCTATATAGAAAAATCCCTATATATAGAAGTTATACGCAAAAACCGATTTTCAACTACTTCTACTACTGCAATAAGAATAAGAAGAAAGGAGACCGAAATGGATATAGATAAACTGTTAGCAGACAGTTCCGAGGAGACTGTTGCGACTAAGGAGACTGTTTCCAGCGAGGAGAATGTCGGAACGAAAGCCGTTGCGACTACTGGAAAGAAAGAAACGAAGCCTAAGAAGAAAGGCAAACCGAGGGGGGGCAACTCTCCTGTGATTGGTACGAATGGGTTCAACCTTGACGCTGGAGATAATGCGAAGTTTTTGAGCGTCAACATGGCACTGTTCAACATGCCAAACATTGATATGGAAAGTGAATCGGAGGTTCAGCAACGACTTTCCGACTATTTTGCGTTGTATGCGAACGCTGATATGAAACCGACCGTTGCTGGTATGGCTATGGCGTTGAATGGCATGAGTAGACAGACGTTGTGGGCTATTACACATGACGCTCCGTTGGGTGGGCGTGGAAATTATAGCACGTTGCCGCCGAGCGTGACTGACACCATTAAAAAGGCGTACTTTTTGCTCGAAAATTTGTGGGAATCCTACATGAACTCCGGCAAGGTCAACCCGGTAGCTGGTATTTTCCTCGGCAAGAATAACTATGGCTACCAAGACAAGACCGAGTACGTCCTCACACCAAACCAGCAGAACGACAACGACTATTCCGCTGATGAAATCAGAGAACGCTACATTGCAAGAGACCAGCAGAAGCGACTTTCAGCAAGCAACTCTGACGAGGACACGAGCGACTAAGCGACTTTCGCCCACGCTCCGACTTTCCGACTATCAGCCGAGCGACTTTCGACTATCGACTTTCGACTATGAAATTGCTCCGGGATTTCCCGGGGCTTTTTCTATGCAAAAATTCACAGAAATTTTCAGAAAATCAGCCGGACACGGCACTCACCTCTTTACCTCTTTAGTGTATTGAAGCAAAATGCACCCCGGGCGGCTGTTTCGGGTTTCTTCCTATATAATGCAATTTTCAATCTTCACAGGATAATTTTTTATCCGAAATGTATTGACATTCAATCTTATTTGTGTTAATGTCTAATCAGATTCAGACAAGAAACAACACAAATCGGATAATATAGGAGGGTTCACAATGAAACAGAGATTCACCAGCAAGCAAACCAGCATAAACAGCACGAAAGCCCCGGCGGTTTACAGTATGAAAAGAGCCGTTGACGTTATGACCGGGAAAACGGTTGTTGACATCGGCGGCGGTCGATTCGATACAGCCGCAGAAGCCGCCCGGGTTTACGGTGCGGCGGTCTCCATCTATGACCCATTCAATAGAACGCCGGAACATAACGCCGCAGTTCTCGCAGGGTCTTATGATGTGGCGGTGATTTCAAACGTGTTGAACGTTATTGACAGCGAAGCCGCCCGGGGTGATGTGGTACGGCTCGCCGCCACGAAAGCCGCCGCCCTTCTGATTACAGTATACGAGGGAGACGGAAGCGGCACAGGTAGACAGACAGCCGCCGACAGTTGGCAAGAAAACAGGCGCACCGCTGATTATATGGACGAAATCGCCGCCGCTCTCCCGGGTTGGAATGTTGCCCGGTTTGGTCGTTTGATTCAAGCAACACAGAAAAGATAAAAATTTATCCGAAAAGTATTGACAAATAATCCCGGGTGTGTTATCTTATAATCACAGCAAGACAAGAAACAATCTTCACAGGATAAATTTATAGGAGGTATTCAATTATGGCATACGATTACAGAGAAGCAGTTAAGGACGATGTATTAGAATACATCAACAACGAAATCAATTTCGAGGATTTCGACACCCTCGAGGAGTTGGAGGAGCATTTGAACGAGGTTCTTTTCACAGAGGATAGCGTGACCGGGAACGCTTCCGGCTCGTACACGTTCAACACCTACGAAGCAGAAGAAAACATTTGTCACAACCTCGATTTACTCGGGGAAGCTCTTGAGGAGTTCGGCGGCGGTTGCGACATTCTCAAGGACGGCGCAGAAGCTGCAGACGTAACTATTCGTTGTTACCTGTTGGGCGAGTGTATCGCCGCCGCTCTCGAGGAAATCGAGGACGATTTCAACGAAGCCCACGAGGGAGAGGAGGACGAGGAAGAATGAGAAAATACACGTTTACAAATGGCGGCTATACCTTCCAGCGAGTAGACAAGAAAACCGCCAGGCGAGCTTATAACAACGGTCTTCGGGTCATGCTTTGCCCGGTAAATCTTCGCCCGGGTCACCCTTACCACCCCGAAACCAGCATAAGCGGCAAAGCCGCCGCAACATTCGAGGAAGCGTTAAACGCTTTCGAGTTCTACAACCTCCGAGGGAAGGAAACCGGGCGTTATACGGCGTTTTATATCCCGGTTCGAGAGGTTGACAGATTCACAGGGGAAGCACCCACGGCGGCAACGCTGGGAACGGTCACACAGTACGATTATAGATATATAGGAGGTTGACACAATGAGCGCATTTGAAAAGCTGTGCAATGAGTACAGAGAAAACAAGAGATTGATTGAAGAACTGGAAGCGATGAACGACAGCATAAAAGCCGACATTCTTGCAATAATGGGAGACCGGGAGACGGTCACAGAGGGAGCGAGCAAAGCAACATATAAAGCGGTTACTTCCTCCCGGTTCGATTCTTCCGGCTTCCGCAAAGTGTACCCGGATTTGTTCACCGAGTACAGCACCCCGACAACGTACCGCCGTTTTACGGTTCAGTAAGGGGGTGAAAAGATGATTTTACTTTGCATTTTGATTTTTCCGCTGGTGGTTCTCTCCGACCTGTTGAAAATGAATAAATAGGCGCAACGCTCCGAGCTTCGGCTCGGGGCGTTTTCTGTTGCCCTCTGTGCCGCCTGTGCGCCGCTGTGGGCGGCTTCTGTCTGTGGGGCTACCCATTACACCCCGGCGGCGTTCCGGCTCTCTGTGGGGCTGTCTGTGGGTCTCCGTTGGGGCTACCCTGTGGGCGGCTACTTCGTCCGGGTTGCTGTAAAGTGTAATCTTGAATAGCCGCCCGGGTTCGGTGTCGGTGCTTCGGTTCGTGCTGTGTTGGTGTGGTTTGGGCTGGTGTGCGCTGTGGGGCGTTCTGTGGGCGTTCTACGGCGTTTTTCTTGCTGGTGTGGGTTGATGTACCCCGGCGGCGTTCGGGGCGTTCTGTGGGCTTCTGCGTGGCTGTGGGGACACCCCCGGAGGGGGATTGACAAGGGGCGAAACCGGGCGAGGGAGTACGCTGAATATCCTCAAAAAATAAAAAGACCATATAAAAGATAATTTCTTATCCTATCAGTGTTGACAACCTCCCTTTCTCGTGCTATACTCGTATCACAAACAACATATAGGAGGTCAAAACATGGTTAAGAATAACATTGAAGTTGATGTAAAGGTGAAGCTCCTTGAAGCTGGGAAGACACAACAGCAGTTGGGTGAAGAAATCGGCACTACTGGACAGTACATCAACCGAGTTCTCAAGAAGAATGGTGGAATCGTGAACGATACCTTCGTGAAAATGATGGACGCTCTCGGTTATAACATCGTTCTCACCTACGAAAAGAAGGATTGAAGTAGTTAAAGTAGTTGAAAACAGCATTTTGCGTGTAACTTCCTCTATATACACGCATATATAGCAAAAGTTACCGCAATTTTTGATTTTCTACTACTTTTACTACTTGAGGAGGTGAATATCTCGTGAAAGCGATTGGTTATATCCGTGTATCTACGGAGGAACAGTCTGCGGACGATAAATACGGTATCGAGGTACAGAAACAGGCGATTTCAAATTATGCCGACAGAAATGATTTTGAAATCGTGTGCTGGCTGACCGATACAATCAGCGGTGCGAAGGATAACCGCCCGGAACTGGACAAGATTCTCTATAATGCAGACCAGCTCCCGGCACATGAAGCCGTGATTGTGTTCAAGAATGACCGTGTTGCTCGTGACACAAAATTGTATTTCTATTACTTCTACACGCTCGAGAAGCGGAACGTGAAGCTGCTCTCTACCGAGGAGCATTTTTCGGAGGGTGACGATTTCGCCAATATCTACCGCTCTCTGCTGATGTTCGTTGCGGAACAGGAGCGAAAGAACATCGCTCTGCGTACCGGGCGTGGGCGGTCTCTCAAGGCACAGTGCGGCGGGTATTCCGGCGGCAACAAGCCGTATGGTTATTACTGCGTGGACGGTATGCTCATGCAGAACCCGGAAGAACGCCCTATCGTGGAGACGATATTCCGAGAGCATGACGAGAACCACACCTCTATGCTGGACATTTGCGAGATTCTGTACGATGGTGGTTATCGAACCCGAAAAGGCAAGAGATTTCAGCCGTCCACCATTCGAGGAATCCTATCTAACCGCCCCTTCTATGAGGGTAAGTACAAATATGGAGACATGGGCTGGGTACAGGGCGTACACTCCCCGATTCTCCCATTGGAGGTGTAGAAATGAAGAAAATGCTAACCATCATGCTTGCCGGAGTGCTTATGCTGGCGGTCTCCGGGTGTGGAGCTGAACCACAACACAAGGTCTCGTATGTCAGCGGAGAAAAGCTCACTGTTCTCGAGCAGTACGATTGTGTGGCTGTCTATACGCAGTACACCAACGACAGCTCCGAAACTGCTGTCCCGGCTGATGAAGTGTCGGTCAAAGCATTTCAGAACGGTGTCGAATTGTCACCGCTTGTCCCGACAGGTGACAGAACCAACGGCTATGTGCAGTGTGATTCCAATGTGCAGAGCGGCACGACCGCTGATGTGGTGTGGCTATTCGAGCTTGACGATGATTCTACCGTATCGGTGGAGCTGTCCGGCGGCGAGAAGGTCGAAATACCATTGACAGAGGAATGAGCCTATGTGGGTGCTGGCAATATTGATATTTCCCTTTGCGGTACTCTATGAGATTGTGAAAATGAATGAGCAGTCTCACCATCGAGGGAAACGAAAACGAAGAAAAAGATTTTAATGACGAGGGTGCGTTATCGCACAGAGATTTAATTCTCTGAACGGTGACGCACTCTCTTTTTGTTTGGAGGTATTTATGAAAGAGTTACTTGAAAAAATTCTCGGGCAAATCAAAAAGACACCCTCCGGGGTAAGAGCCTATGAGGATTTATACCATATCTGTCTCGAGACACAGAAGACAGACATTCCCCTATCCGTGGAGTATCTGAAAAAGCTGTCAGACATTATCGAGAATCGGATTCCGCAGTCTGAAACAGATAAGGAGCTTCGCTCCCTGTTCATGCTTCACAAGAAGGTTCTGCTTGCCGCCGCTCCGTTTGATTTTGAAAGCTATCTACTCTATGTCGAATGGGAACGTGAGCCGGACAAGAAGTTCTATGTCCCTCGCCGTGAAGTCATGCACCCTGTCGTACAGGCAATGCAAGATTTGATTGACGATAGGCTGGACTTACTTACGATTTCCATGCCGCCCGGTACTGGTAAGTCCACTCTCGGTATCTTCTTCCTGTCGTGGGTCATGGGTCGATTCCCGGATTCACAGTCCCTTGCTTCTGCTCACTCGGGTATGCTGACACGCTCCTTCTATGACGGTGTGTATCAGATTATCACCGACAGCGAATACCTGTGGGCTGATGTGTTCCCGGGAGTAAAGATGGCGGCAACGAACTCCAAGGAGGAAACCATTGACCTTCACAAGAAGCACCGATTCTCTACACTCACCTGTCGAGCAATCAATGCTTCACTGACTGGTGCTACCCGATGTGACAAAATCCTCTACGCCGATGACTTGTGTTCCGGCATTGAGGAAGCTATGAGCAAGGAGCGATTGGATAAGCTATGGAGTGCCTACACCAATGACCTTAAATCTCGAAAAAAGGAAGGTGCGAAGGAAATCCATATCGCTACCCGATGGTCTGTCCATGATGTTATCGGTCGATTGGAGAATCAGTACGGTGGTGATTCCCGAGCGAAGTTCATTGTTCTTCCGGCACTGGACGCAGACGGTGAAAGTAATTTCAATTACACCTACGGTGTCGGATTCAGCCGCCACTATTTCGAGGATATGAGGAACAATCTTGACGAAGCGTCTTTCAAGGCTCTGTTTATGAATCAGCCTATCGAGCGTGAGGGTCTGCTCTACGATGTGGACGAATTGCGCCGATATTTTGAGCTTCCAGCAGAAGACCCGGACGCTATTATCGGTATTTGTGATACCAAGGACAAGGGTTCTGACTACGCTTTCCTCCCGGCGGCGTATGTGTACGGCAATGACTACTACATTGACGATTGTGTATGTGACAACAGCTTGCCGATCATCGTTGACGCTCGATTGGTGGACATACTGCTTCGCTGTAAGGTTAAAATGTGCCGCTTCGAGAGCAATTCCGCTGGTGGTCGTGTTGCCGAAAAGGTGCAGAACGAGGTTAAGAAGCGTGGCGGTATCACTCGCATTACGACCAAGTTCACTACCGCCAATAAGGAGACAAAAATCATCGTCAACAGTGCATGGGTTAAGGAACACTGCCTGTTCAAAGACGATAGCCTGTATAAACGTCAGAGCGATTACGGTCGTATGATGGATATGCTCGGCTCTTACACCGTGGCTGGTAAAAACAAGCACGATGATGTTCCCGATGGTATGGCTATGCTGGCAGAGTTCGCACAAAGTCTGTCCGGCGCAAAAGTTGAAATCTTTCAGAGACCGTGGTAACACAAGAAGTGTTACTTATCCACACTTTCCACACAATTATCAACATATTGTATGCACTATGGTGTTGACATACACTATATAGTGTGTTACAATGTAAAGCGTAATAGTGAGTAATTTATGCTCACTCAAATTTTAGAGATAAATGGGTGCATGATTGCACGAGGTAATTTAGACCTCAAGCAGTCATGCACCCATTTTTTGTATGCAGAAAGGAGGAAGGAACGTGGCACATCAAATTGACGAGAGCAAGCCGAAGTATCTAAGTCAGACAAGATTTATGAGCGGTCGGCGCATTATCAAGACCAGCGTAACAGAAATCACGGACGAAAACGTGGTCGATGTTCTCCGCAAGGCTCTCGCTACTCACGAGTTGAACCGCAGTGAGATTGACTATCTGTGGAAGTATTACCGTGGAGACCAGCCAATCAGAAACCGTGTCAAAGACGTTCGCCCCGAAATCTGCAATAAGATTACCGAAAATCGTGCAAACGAAATTGTGTCCTTCAAGGTTGGGTATCTGTGTGGCGAACCGATTCAGTACGTCAGCCGTAATGGTGGCGAGGAAATCGTAAAGCAGATTAACACCCTCAACGAGTATATGTTCGCAGAGGACAAAGCCGCTCAAGACCAAGAACTTGTCGAGTGGCAGATGATTTGTGGTACGGCGTTCCGTCTTGTCCTTCCCGATGAACCGGGTGAGGAAGACGAAGCTCCTTTTGAGCTTTACACTCTCGACCCGAGAGACACCTTCGTTGTGTATTCAAACGAAATCGGTAACAAGCCGCTGATGGCGGTTAAGTACAGCAAGGACGATAACGAGATTTTCCACTACTCGATTTACACCGAGAATCACTATTACCTCGTGGACGGAGACATTTTGGTAGAATCCAAACCTCATGCCCTCGACATGATTCCGATTATCGAGTACCCGGGAAACAATGCTCGTCTCGGTTCTTTTGAGATTGTGCTTCCTCTACTGGACGCAATCAACAATGTGGAAAGTAACCGTATGGACGGTATGGAGCAGTTGGTACAGGCTTTTATCAAGTTCATTAACTGCGACATTACCAAGGAGGAATACGAGGAGTTCTTACAGCTCGGCGCAATCAAGGTGAAGTCCGTTGACGGACAAGCCGCCGATGTAGGTGTAGTCACCACAGAGCTGAATCAGACACAATCGCAGACCCTCAAGGACGATTACTACAACGCAATGCTCACCATCTGCGGTATGCCAAACCGTAACGGTGGTTCTTCCACGAGTGATACTGGTTCTGCCGTGTTGCTCCGTGATGGTTGGTCTGACGCAGAAGCTCGAGCAAAGGACAGCGAGAATGTTTTCAAGCGAGCAGAAAAGAAAATGCTCAAGCTGGTTCTTCGTATCTGTCGAGACCTCGGCGGTCTCACGCTCAAGTTGAGTGATATTGATATGAAGTTCACTCGCCGTAACTACGAAGCCATTCAGAGTAAATCTCAAGTCCTTATCTCCATGCTTCAAGAGCCTAAGATTCACCCACAGTTGGCGTTCCAGCATAGTGGAATGTTCTCTGACGCTGAATCTGCTTACACCATGAGCATGAAGTATTACGAGGAGCAACAGGAGAAAGCCGCTGAACTGGCTAAGAAGACCACTCCCGATGATTCCGGGGACGATGATAATGACCCGGACAATAACGATATTTAAGCGGTAAGCCGCTGTGAATATAGGCAGAGAAGCCTTAAATCGCAATAGTCAGAGAAGACTTAAACCGCAAACATTGTCACAGAAGACATTAAAAGACAGGAGGATTTCAACATGGCAAAGATTGACATTAGCAAAATTGACGGCTATGCCGACATGACCCCGGAACAGAAAATTGCCGCTCTTGAAGCGTTCGAGACAGAAGACCCCGATTACAGCGGATATGTAAAGAAGGATATTTTCGATAAGACAGCTTCCGAGCTTGCGGCTAAGAAGAAGGAGCTGAATGAAAAGCTCACCGAGGACGAGCAGAAAAAGCAGAAGGAACAGGAGGAACGTGAGGAGTTACAGTCCAAGTACGACAAACTGCTCCGTGAAAGCGAAGTTTCCAAGTTCAAGGCAAAGTTGCTCGGCATGGGTTACGAGGAGAAGCTGGCTGACGCTACCGCAGAAGCAATGGCTGATGGTGATACCGAGAAGGTCTTCGCAAATCAGAAGAAACATCTTGAGAATGTCGAGAAGAAGGTTCGTGCGGAAGCCCTTAAAGATACACCGAAACCGACCCCGGACGGAGATCCCAAGACAATGACCCTTGAGAAGCTCCGCAAAATGTCTCCACAGGAGCGTTATGACTATTCTGTGAAGAATCCCGAGGACTACAAAGCCCTCTACACCAATAACGATACAGGAGGTAATGAGTAATGGCTCATAAGATTTATGACAATTTCTATCTCTCCAACGAGGTAGAAGACCAGTTCAATTCCCACCTCGATTTACAGCAGTTCTGTACTGTTGATAACTCTCTCGTGGGTACTGCTGGTATGAAGCGCAAGATTAACGTCTACAAGGCTACCGCTGGTACGGAGAAGCTGAAAATGGGCGAAGGTAACACCAAGAGCATTGAGGTTTCTTTCACCCCGGAGGAGTACGAGATTCAGCTCGCACAGAACAAGTTCGAGTATTATGACGAACAGGAAATGAACGACCCTATGCTCGTTCCTGTCGGCACTCGTCACATGGGTACTGACCTGTTCAACACTGTGAATGGTGACATTTACGGTGAGTTCAAGAAGGCTACCATGGTTGTTCTTGCAGAGAAGTTCAACTTCGCCGCTTTCGTGGACGCTGTTGCAAGTCTGAACATCGAAAGCACTGACAATCAGCCGGAGAAGGTCGCTCCGCAGACGTTCGCTTTCATCAATGGTGCTGACACTGCCGAGCTTCGTAAGAATCTCGCAGAAGACCTCAAGTATGTGGAAGCATACGCACGTTCCGGCTATGTAGGTACTGTCGCTGGTGTGAACATTTACACCAAGAAGGACGCTACTAAGGGTACTGTCGTAGTTGCTACTCGACAGGCTGTAACGATTTTCAACAAGAAGGGTGTTGAAATCGAACAGGAGCGTGACGCAGACCATCGTAAGAATGATATTTACTCTCGTAAGTATTATCTTGCCGCTCTGACTGACGCTACTAAGGCTGTCAAGGTTTGCAAGGGTACGGCTAAGGTCACTGCCGACACTACCGTACAGAAGGAAAAGGTCTACTACGCTAAGACCGACAACGGATACATCGTTGGTACTCCTAAGTCTGACCCTAAGACCGAAGATTTTTACGAGATTACTTTTGCCTAAGTAAAGGAGGTGGACAACATGACCGAGGAAGAAAAGCTGATTGCTCTCAAAGCGATGGTCGGTGGTTCGGACAGTGACGAAGTGCTGTCCACCTATCTCAAACTGGCTGGTCGTAAAATCATCAATCGAGCATATCCGTATGATTCCAGCGTAACGGAAGTTCCGGCACAGTATGACACTCTCCAATGCGAGATTGCCGCTTATATGCTGAACAAGCGTGGTGCGGAGGGTCAGACCTCTCATTCCGAGAACGGTATCTCCCGAAGCTATGAAAATGCTGATATTCCTTCCTCAATGCTCAAGGTGGTTACTCCTCATGTGGGGGTGATTAAATGAGAATGATGGAACGAAACAAGAGCAAATTCTTCTACGCTCTGTACAAAGAGAAAGTCCCTAAGACGGACGAATACGGAAATGTTACAGGGGAATATGAAATCATTCGAGACAACCCGGTAGAGTTCTCCGCTAATATCTCTGCCGCCAAGGGTGAAACAAGCACCCGACAGTTTGGAGAAAGCGAGAGCTATGACAAGGTAATTGTCATGGGGACGGACGCTCCCCCTATTGACGAGTACACAGTGCTATGGGTCGATAAAACGCCACAGGTTGATGAAACCGGGGCTTTGGTTACGAACGATGATGGTGAGGTCATTACTCCTCACGATTATATCGTCAAGAAGGTAGCCAAGAGCTTGAATAGCGTGTCGATTGCGATAAGCAAGGTGACTGTCAGTGGGTAGAAAAGTTATCTCATTCGGATTGTCAACGAGTGAAATCAACCGAGCTATGAAAGAGCTGGCTGATTACAAACAAGAAATCCTTAGAAAAACAGAACTCCTCCGAGAGAAAGTAGCCGAGCGGCTGGCTGATGAAGCGAAAAGCGGATTCAGCGGTGCAATCGTTGACGAGCTTATTCTCAAAGGAGGGCAAACTTCTCCACGATACGCACAAGTCGATGTGTCGGTTGACAATCGAGGGTCGGTTACTGTCGTTGTCGCAAGTGGTGAAGACGCTGTGTGGGTTGAGTTTGGTGCTGGTGTCTATCATAATGGCTCTCCCGGTTCGTCCCCTCACCCTCACGGTGCGGAACTGGGAATGACAATCGGTGGATTCGGTAAGGGTAACGGCAAGAAAGAAGTTTGGGGATTCTACGAAAATGGCGAATTGAAGCTGTCTCGTGGTACTCCGGCTCGTATGCCGATGGCTCTTGCAATCACCACCGTTTGCAATGATATTCAGTCTATCGCAAAGGAGGTGTTCGGGTGATTGACATTGAGACAGAGGTATTCAGTATCGTGTCCGCAGAGGTGCGAAAGAAATACCCGAAAATCTATATGACTGGCGAATATGTCAAGTCTCCACCTTCCTTCCCTTGTGTCTCTCTCATTGAGACAGACAATCAAGTTTATCGAAACACTCGAGATTCCGGGTGTATCGAAAACCACGCACAGGTGCTTTACGAGGTCAATGTCTACTCTAACAAAACGAGTGGTAAGAAGACTGAATGTAAAGCAATCATCGCTCTCATTGATTCCAAGATGGAAGCACTCGGTTTCACACGAACCCTTATGAACCCTGTTCCCAACGAGGAAGACGCAACGGTTTACAGAATGGTGGCTCGATACAGGGCTATCGTCTCTAAAAACAAAACTATTTATAGGAGGTAAACAAGCATGGCTATTAGCACTTACAAGATTTTTCTCATGCAGAAGAACACTGCCGCATGGGAGAAGCTGATTGACATTAAGGAGTTTCCCGACCTCGGCGGTGCGCCGGAAATGCTGGAAACTACTACTCTGTCTGACAAAATGCAGACTTACATTCCGGGTATTCAGTCCCTCAATTCTCTTGAGTTCACTGCGAACTATACTCTCGAGGAGTACAAGAAGCTGAAAGCACTGGAAGGTACGGAGAAGGAGTTCGCCGTTTGGTTCGGTGGTACGGAAGCTGGCGATACCGTCACTCCTACTGGTGACAGCGGTAAGTTCAAGTTCAAAGGCTCTCTGTCTGTTTATGCTAACGGCGGCGGCACGAATGAGGTTGTCGAAATGACTATCACTATCGCTCCGTCTACTGTTATCAGTATGGACGCAGAGTAAGGAAAAATAAGGAGGATAAATCATCATGGCAAAGCAGTTGAAATTCACTTTCAAGGATAAAGAATATGTCCTTGAGTTCACTCGCAGAACGGTTACGGAAATGGAAAAGAAGGGCTTCGTTGCGGCAGAGGTCGAGAACAAGCCTATGTCCACTCTCCCGGCACTGTTTGAAGGTGCGTTCCTCGCACATCATCGTTTCGAGAAGAAGGAAGTTATCAACGAAATCTTCTCCCACATGACGAACAAGGAGGAGCTTATCGGTAAGCTGGCAGAAATGTACAACGAGCCGATTATGGCACTGGTCGAAGAACCCGAGGAATCCGAGGGAAACGTAAGCTGGACAGCGAGTTGGTAAGTGATTCGCTGTTGACAGATGAATCCGCTAACAAGGGGACCGAGCGTGAGAATCGCTCTGCTCCCCCTTCTTATTCGGAGATTTTTCTCGCAAAGTTCCCCTATTACTTATCAATAGGCATGACGGAAGAACAATACTGGGATAGAGATTCTACTCTCGTGAAGTCCTACCGCAAAGCGGAGGAGCTTCGCAAAGAGAGGGTCAATCAAGAAATGTGGTTACAGGGTATGTACATCTATGACGCTATTTCTCGTCTGTCTCCGATTCTTCGTGCTTTCGCCAAAAAGGGAACGAAAGCCCAACCTTATGTCGAGGAAGCATATCCCATCAATAAAAAGACGGTGGAGGAAGCAGAACTCAAGAAGGAAAAGGCTAAGTCTGAAAAGGGTCTGCGCTATATGCAAGCGTATATGGTACAGGCAAATAAGCAGTTACAAGAAAGGAAGTGAGTTTTATGCCTACTACAATCGAACAACTCGAATTGGAAGTTCAGTCGAGTTCCACCTCGGCTGTCGCTGGTATAGACGCTCTTTCCGCTTCTTTGTCCAAACTCAAAAATGCAGTTAGGGGCGGTGTCGGATTAACAAGCGTTGCAAATCAAGTACGCAATCTCGATACCGCCCTTAAAAGCATGGATAGTTCCGGGGCAGACAAGATTGACAAGCTCGCTTCCAGTTTGGAAAAACTGAAAGGTCTCGGCAGTCTCAAGATTTCGTCTTCCATCGGAAATCAGCTTCAAAATATCGGCAGTGCCGCCGCTTCCCTCACTGGTGTAGATTTCAGTGCTATGGAGAAGCTGGGTACAGCACTTCAACCGTTGAACAATCTGAACGCTTCCGGGCTAAAGTCCACTATCAATGCGCTCAATAAGTTACCGAAGCTGGCAGACACCCTCGACAACATGGATATGACTAAGTTCACCAGTCAGATTCAGCAGTTGTCTACGGCTCTTGCTCCGCTGACAAATCAGCTCAATGCTGTAACTGCGGCGTTCAATCGTCTTCCTACGAACATTCAGAGAGCTATTACCGTTACAAATAGAATCTCGCAAGAGAACAATAAGGCGGCAAATAGTTACATGAATCTGTATGCCAAAATCAAAATGGCTATGGGTGTTGTGCGTACTGGTGCGAGAGTAATCGCTTCGTGGATAACACAGTCCAACCAGTACATTGAGGATTTGAACCTGTTTACCGCTTCTATGGGTAAATACGCAGAGGAAGCACAGAACTACGCAGAAGCAGTCAGCGAAGCTCTCGGTATCGACCCGGGAGAGTTCATGCGAAATCAAGGTGTGTTCAACACCATCATTAGCGGTTTCGGCGTGGCGAGCGATAAAGCGTACCTCATGTCCAAGAACCTCACACAGCTCGGCTACGACATTTCTTCGTT